GAGATTGATATGGCTAACACGACATTTAACGGTCCCGTCCGTTCAGAAAACGGTTTTAAATCTATAATTAAGAACTCCACTACCGGAGGTCTTACCAATGAAATGACCCTCTCTACCTATACTGCAACAATTACCGTTGCAGCAAGTGGTACAGATCATAAAGAAGCTTCTATAGGAATACCGTCAAACTTTATTCCGATGGGTGTTGCTATAACTGTGACAAGCGCCGCGGCTAATGCTGTAAACCTTGTTGATATTGGCACAGATGCAGACACAGACGGATTTGTTGATGGCATAACGGTTGCTATTAACTCCGCGGGTTTCAAAGGTTTCTTCCCTTGTAACGGTGTCCTTGGCATGTCAGGCGGAACAACCACCGCTGCTACAGAGACTGCTGACGAAGTTGAAGTAGTGATTTCTGGCACTGCGGGTGCTGGTGGTGTGTTATCTTTGAAGTTCTTTGGTATTTCATCTGATTCACCAACCGCTTAATAGGAGATAACTCATGGCAGATGCAGCAACAGTGGTTATGAAGACCACAATTTTACCAGACGAGATAGCTAAAACTATCGAAGCCACTACCACTGTTTCGCCAAAAGATGCGAATGATAAGTGGTACTACAAACTAACCAGTGTGAGTGCTTCAAGCACAGATTTGATGGCTGGATATTACACTGATTATACAGCACAGGATGATGATACCGCACCGACAGCGATAGCAACAGGTGATAAAGTTGAGTTCATCTATATTAAAAATACGGACGCAGCTAATCATATCTATGTTGTTTTTGATGCAGGTACAGCCGCTGCAACCACAGACGATGCGGTAAAGATCAGTCCTAATGAGTCTTTCTTTGCTAGGCTTCCAAATTGTACGGTTGCTGGGATACACGCGATTGGTCATGATGGCTCAAGCGCGGCAACTGCAACCTGCATTGTAGCAGCATTACTTGACGATGTGGCGTAAAGGATAGGTATATGTCTGATTCTGATGTAAAAACAAAACGTATAACTGCCACAGGTGCTTTAAGTGTGGGTCCCTCGCGTATTCGTCAGATACAGTTAAAAACCGGTTCTGGAACACCTCGCCTTACTGTCACTGACGGTAACGGCGGGGCTACCGTTTTGGATCTGGATTTTAATGCATCTGATACGCATTCGGTAAACATACCTTCTAATGGTATCCGCGTGAGCGATATTCATGTATCCGTTTTAACAGCTATAACGGCGGTAACTTTTTTCTTTAATTAGAAGGATTATTGTGGCTACGACAAAATATGTCTATTAAAAAAGCCCGGCCCGGAAGGCGTAAGAACTTTCGAGCTAGGCACTCGTGTAAGGCGTGGTAATATGAAAGTTGAAGAAGTTTTAAAACTACTTGAAAAGCACGAGGCAGAATGCAACGAGCGGTATCAAAAGATTGATAAGCAGCTTGATAAGCTCGACATGCGCCTGTGGGGTATTGCCCTTTTAATTATAGCGACCGCAATAGCAGGAAAGTTTCTATAATGGCAAAAAGGGGTCGGTAACTTAGTCATGAATGTAAGGCATTTTTTCCCAGAACTGAGTGTTGAAAAGAAAATTGTGGATGAAATTACGCAATGGACCTCAGAAGTTTTGGAAAAACCCAGCCCTTTTTTTAACGATATGCCCGCTTGCCCTTTTGCAAAACAAGCTTTGCTTGATGAAAAGGTAGCCATTATATTTAAATACGAGAAGCATTACCAAACGTTATATAGCACTATTTCTCAATTTCAGGACGTATTTGATTTAGCCATTATTGTCGATTTAAGTAACGATAAAAGCTCCGACGACTTTCATACTTATTTGGATGACCTTAATACAGCCGTATCAGAAGGAATGTTTATTGATAGGGATATTTGGGTAATGGGGTTTCATCCAGACGACGAACCAAGCGGTTTTGAAGAAGAGGTAGACTTTGAACCGGTTACCGATGTCGAATACGCAATGATTTTTGTTCAAAGATTGTCTAAATTGCAAGTTGCAGCAGACAAATTGAATAAAAGAGGTTATTATAATAGTTATGGAAGTGATTACAACGTGTCCGACACGTTTGATCGGCGTGAAAACCTGTATAGGAGACTTACAAATGGCAATGAAACCTCGTAAAAAGAATGGCGTTAAAAAAATGCGCGGCGGTGGTATGGTAAAGAAAATGCGCGGCGGCGGCATGGTTAAAAAAATGCGTCGTGGCGGAGCAGTGAAGAAGAAGTAAGATGGCACTGTCAGGAAGCACAGACTTTGAGTTAGATGTAGCCGATTATATAGAAGAGGCTTTTGAGCGTTGTGGCTTAGAGGTGCGTACTGGCTATGATCTTACTTCTGCACGAAGGTCTCTTAATCTTTTATTAGCTGATTGGGCTAACAGGGGGTTGAATCAATGGACTATAAAGCAACGTACTTTAAACATGGTTGCAAACGACGGAGAATATGATCTTGGCACAGACGTTATAGATGTATTATCCGTTGTTGTTCGAAGAGACGGCACAGACTTTCAGCTTGAAAGATTAAGTCGTGACGAGTTTTTAGCAATACCCACAAAAACGACTGCGGCTAGACCTAACCAGTTTTTTCTCGACCGTCAGCTTACTCCTAATTTAAAAGTATGGCCTGTCCCTGAAAACAGCACAGACGTTATACATTATGATGCTTTGACTAGAATGCAGGATGCCGATGTTTACACAAACACACTTGATATGCCTTTTCGGTTCTACCCCTGTCTTGCTGCCGGATTAGCTTATTATCTGGCGTTAAAACGAGCGCCAAATAGGGTTCAACTGTTAAAAGCGGTATATGAAGAAGAGTTTGAAAGGGCAGCCACGGAAGACAGAGACAGGTCTTCTTTTAACGTTGTTCCTGACTTTCAATATTTTAGGGTGAGTTAATGAGTAAATTTGCTTCTGGAAAAAATGCTTTAGCTATTTCCGACCGATCTGGGTTTCAATACCCTTACCGGTTAATGAGGCGTGAGTGGAATGGATTACTTGTCGGACCTGACGAGTTCGAGCCCAAGCATCCGCAATTAGGTCCTTTTAGAAAAGTTACAGACCCCCAAGCTTTAGTTGATAGCCGACCAGAGCAAAATCTAGACGGTCAAAGAGGCACACAATATGGGTTTAATCCCGTTGGTTACAAAGAAATATCGGGGGTAACACCAGATAATGATTTAGTAGCCACGGGTGAAGTTGGTACGGTTACAGTGTTTTTGCCTAAAATTTTGGGTATTCAAGCTTCGGGCAGTGTTGGCAGTGTTGGTTTGGGTACAGGTTTTACCCTTACGGGCTCTTCTGGTACAGGTTCCGTCGGAACAGTTACGGTGGTAGTATAATGGCTTTTACATACGATAGTTTAAAACAGGCAATACAAGATTATACAGAAAACACGGAGACAACTTTTGTTTCTAACCTTCCTGTTTTTATAAGAGCCACCGAAGAGCGCATACTAAAAAACGTTCAGCTTAACCTGTTCATGCGTAATCAGGTTGGTGCCATGGCTGCGGGTAATCAGTATTTGGGTGCGCCAAGTGATTTTCTAGCTCCTTTTTCTGTTACAATCTACAATGCAGCCGCCGGTGACAACAAAAAAGAGTTTTTGCAATTTAAAGATTTATCTTACATCGAGTCTTATCACCCAGACTATACGGTTCAAGGTAAACCTCGATACTATGCTCAATTTGATGTAGGTAACTTTATTTTAGCGCCTACTCCTGATGTTGCGTACAATGTGGAGGTTCAGTATTTATTCAGGCCCGCTAGTTTGACGTCTGGAGCAGGAACAGATACGTCTTGGTTAAGTGAAAATGCTGAATTAGCACTTTTGTATGGTTCTTTGGTAGAAGCATATACTTTTATGAAAGGGGAGCCTGACATCATGGCAAACTATGATAAAAGGTTTCAAGAAGCCGTTATGGGGCTTAAAATGTTGGGAGAAGCTAAAGAAACCACACAAGACTATCGTGTGGGTAAAGTAGTTAGGGATAAACAATAATGTTTAAATTAGAATTTAACGTACCAGACGATCCTATTGTCAACGTACAAACAACACAAAATCGAGGATTTACTCCCGATGAAGTTGCAGAACGCTGTGTAGAAAAACTGATTAGCGTGTCAGATAACGCGCATCCAGCTATCAGGGATCAAGCTAAAGCGTTCCAAAAGCACATGGAAAAGGTGGTTGCATTTTATATGCGCGAAGCTATTCGCAGTGACCGCACAACCGTGTATAATGCCCTTATAGATGCAGGGCATCCAGAACTGGCTGACGCAATAAGGAGATTATGACATGGCGATCACGCAAGCAATGTGTACCTCTTTCAAGCAAGAACTTCTTGAAGGGGCGCATAACTTTAAAAACTCAGGGGGTGATACTTTTAAACTTGCCCTTTATACTTCATCTGCATCATTGGATGCAGCTACAACAGGTTATTCTACTTCAAACGAGGTTAGTGGCACAGGTTATTCCGCTGGTGGTGGTACACTCACACGAGTAGATCCTACTACAAGTGGCACCACGGCGTTTACAGATTTTTCTGATTTAACGTTTTCAACGGCAACAATTACAGCAAACGGTGCGTTAATCTATAATACCACAACAGGTTCAGGATCAGGTACAACGGATTCTGTTATTGTGTTGGCGTTTGGTGGCGATAAGACATCAACTGCTGGTGACTTTACTATTCAGTTCCCAACAGCGGACGCGAGTAACGCTATTATCCGTATCGCCTAAAGGTTAAG